CCCGCTAAGGCGGGTTACTTTTGGTTTGGTTTTATCTTTCCATGCTTTACGTTATTTAGTTGTTTGAATATTTTCTTTATTTGTATTCTAGTTTCTTTTTCTTCAAAGCTATCTCGTTTTATCGTCCACTTTAAAACTAGCCAAGTAAAGTTAACATACAAAGATTCGTTAGATTTCTGCCTTTCTTTTATATAGCTTCTAAAGTTTACACCCATGAACAATACAGAACTTTTATGCGAGCTATATAAATAGTTTTCATCTAATAAACCATGTCTGATTGCATTTGCTGCTTGTTCCCATTTGTTTAATATATCTCTCAAAGCCGCAGCTTCATCAGACCTAACAAGCTCAGGTGATGCAAGCGCTCTTATAACATCCATGGTCGGAGTTTTACCAAGTATGTAATCTTCTTTATTATTTGCCATTAGACGGTTAATAAGGAGAATATTTTCATGGTAACCGTCGTTTTCTTGTAGCTCTTTTTGAAAATCTAGCGTGTTTTTTTCGCGTGCTGTTCTTCGCTGAAAGTAAATTGAAATAACAGCACCTGATATAGCTAAAAATGCTGAAAACAAAATAGCAATTGCGGCAAGATAACCGGGACTTGCACTTTTTATTAATAAAACTCCTGTCAGTATAACTGTTAAAAAGTAAAGAACTAACAACTCTATATGTACTTTTCTAACTTTCACAACATTCCCTTAAACAAAAAAAGAGCCAATAGGCTCTTTTTAAAATATATAATCGAGTTCAGCTTAATAAAGCCCAATCTTCTTCGTTAAAGTTATTCATGAATCACCTTTGACCATCACGTTGCTGGAGCAGGGGGTTAGCCTGCACACGATAAAATATACAAATGTTTCTTTGTTTTAATGTTTACCGTGTAAATAAATATAACTGACGCCAAAGTCATAGACAAGTAAGGGATTATCCGTATTTGTCTCATGCAGTCTCAAACCGTTGTAAGTAGCAGCCTAGCGCTACATAGAACATTTAGTTATATACACTGTCAATATTCGAAAATAAGTATTTTTCTAATATTATTCTAATACTTTTTTAATATTTATCGTGTTCGATTTTGGTTCGCCTTGTTAAAAAGTGCGCTATAAATTAATGTATGCACTTACAAACATTACGGAAAATATAAGGATAAGGCATGATATTAAAAGTATTGAGTTGGTTTTTTGGAATAAGTTTTTTAATAAGTGGCATAGCAAGTTTAAGCACAGGCGATAGTGTTACAGGGTTAATTTTATTACTGGCTTCAGCAATATGTTTGCCACCATTGCTAAACAAAATAAACGCAGCAGCAAAAGGCAAAGTAGAGCTAACGCAAGGTAGGGCAGTAATAGCAAGCGTTGTATTATTATTTATTGCAGCGGCATTCGCTACGCCACCACCAACACAGCAAAATGCACAGCAGGCAAAAGTAAAAACTATTAACTATACAATAATAGGTGAGCGAGATTACAGCTTCAATGGACGCGATAGGTTTGGTGTGTTTGTTCATGCGCCAGAGGCAAAAACAAAATTAGAACGCGCGGCAGTAGTAAAGCAAGCTGCAATTGATCTGCAAAAAAGAACAAACGCAGACTTTACGGATGCAACACTTGAGGTAGCTGATTTTAGCTATCAGCAAGGCAACGTATTAGCAATGGCTGACTATGCACCAGACGGCTGTGGGGTTAGCGGTGAAGACTGTACAGGAGAAAAGTTTAAAATAGAGGTTTCAGATGCGCAAGTTACGGCCTTGCAAATAGATGTGCTCAGGGAGTGGGAAAAGTTAAAGGGGCAATACCGAGGCAGTAAAGGGTACTTGAACCTAGAAGATGAAGCTAAAATGACAGCTGTTATTGCTAAAAAACTTGGCATAGCAATTAGCGAAACTAAAACGCCTTACACAGGAACGTTAAAAAAGATTAGTGAGGATGAGGTAGAGAGTAGTAATAAAGTAAGAGTAAAAAGCATTTAAAAAATAGCCCGCAAACGCGGGCTTTTTTGTGCCTGGTGTTTAGTTAATTAAAACGACTTACCCGCAAACACCACTTTACCCACTAATGTGCAGTTGCCATTAATTGGTATTAGTTGCTCAGGCCAGTTGGGGTTGGCGGCTTTTAAAAACTTTTGGCCGCTTTCAATAATTAGCTGCTTAAAGGTCGCTTCGTTATTATCGTCTAGGCGGGCTACTACGTAAGAACCGTGGATGCACTCAGCTTCAGGATCTACAAATATTAAATCACCGTCATAAAACTTCGGTTCCATACTCACACCTTGCACTTTTAACGCAAAGGTTAGGTCGCTGCAATTTACGGGGCATAAGTAACGCTCTGCATCATACGCTTTAATTTCACTAATCTCAGACCACGCACCTGCTTGCACCCAGCTAATTAACGGCACAGCCGCTTTAAGTGTTGGGCCCGGTGCAACGTTGCTATTTATGTTGTCACTAATTCCAAAGCGTAAATACTCGGGAGTGCACTGCAATGCACGGGCTAAAGCTTCAATATTACGCGGGTTTTTAGTTCCACCTTTTTCTAGTCTCTGTATTGCTGTTTGAGCAATCCCCACTAAATCAGCGAGTTCGTATTGAGTAAGTCCTAGCTCTTTACGACGTTTTTTAACTCTATCTGCGATATCCATATAAATTCCCTTTATTTATTTTTATAACTTTAAGTGATTATGTTCGGAAGATTATCACAGCTTTATGTTATCTCAGTCAAATAAGCAAAACTTATATTTTAATAACATAATGTTTTAAATTGAGTTGACAATAACATTATTGGATCATAGGATAAGTAAAAGTTATATTTTAAGAGGTTTTTTATGTCTGCCATTGAAAAAGCAGTTTGCCTAATTGGTGGGCAAACAAAATTAGCAAAATATTTAGGGACTACCCAAACAGCGGTTTTTTACTGGATTAACCGCCACGGCCAAGCCCCAGCGAAATACATCCCGCGTATTTCTGAACTAACCAACGGTGAAGTATCGGTAAACGATTTACTCGCCGATCACCAAAAAACAAACAAGGACGATGCAGCATGAGTCAATCAAATATAGCCGATCACTACCGCCGCAATTTACGCGGCGAAGTTATCACCATTAACGACCGCTACTTACGCCCAGCCGATGTGGCTGAAAAATGCGGTATTCACCGCTCAACAATTTACCGCTTAATAGAGCGCGGCCAGTTTCCTAAATCGCACAAGGCATCAAGCGGCCGTGTGGTATGGGTTGAAGAAGACATAGAAGAATGGATGCGCCTAGGCGCTGAGAAATTCCACGAATTTTACGGAAAACAACAAGCAAACTAGGGGCAAGCCATGAATACATATCAAGCATTTAGCAGAGAAACGTTAAGCAGTTTTAAAACCTTAGCAGAGCAATGCCGCTATTTATTGAGCTGCAAAATTAGTGCAACCGCAAGCGGTAAAGCACTACAAGCGCGCGTTGGTGACTTTGCATTACCCGTTTTTTGTAATGGCGACGAGTACCAAACAATACAAAAAGCGGTGTACTGGTTAAAAACACAAGCAGCCAACTATTTAAACGCAGCAAAAGGGGCATAACCATGGCAAACGCATTAGCTAAAAACCACACACAACCCGCACCACTTAAAGCTGTTGAGGGGCGCCACATACCAAAAGGCCTTGCCGAAATAAAAGCGCTTTTAGGCAGTGAGCGCCACACGCCAGAATATGTGTATACCAAAGTGCTAAGCGAGCAAGAGCGCACATTAGTGTGTTTTGCAGCAGGCCTAAAGCGCCACCATTTAGAAAGCGGCTTTGCTAATTTTGATGCAGATACTCGCTTAAAAATTCACAAGGCTATTTTGCAAATGGAGCAATTAGTAAAAGCATTTACCGATGCTAACGCCATGGCCCCCGCTAAGTTTTTACAAAACGCCCCTCGCGTTGAAGCCAGCACTAACTATTCACATTTAACTATTACAAAGGCGCAAGCATGAGCTCAACTAATCGCGGAACGGCGCGCAATGCAGATGATTACTACGTAACACCGCATTGGCTAATAGAAGACTTTTTAGCAGCGTTTGCTGAAAATAACATTTTGGTTTGTTCACCAGATGAAAACCCAAGAGTACTCGACCCAAGCGCTGGCGGCTGTGAGCAATACCCAATGAGCTACCCAACAGTATTAGAGCAAGAGGGTTTTACAGTTGAAAGCTGGGATATACGTGAAGACTCACGCGCTAATTTAACAGGCGTTAACTTTTTAAACGTGCCTATTTATGAATCACGCAAATACGACATGATCATCACAAACCCGCCATTTAACCAAGCGCAAGCGTTTACCGAGCACGCACTTGAAATGGTTAAAGAGGGCGGTTTAGTGATTATGCTGCAACGCCTTAATTGGTTGGGTAGCCAAAAGCGCAAACCCATGTGGCAAAGCTTACCGCTTGCGGCCGTTTATGTTCACAGTAAGCGCCCAGGCTTTGACCCCGCAAAACCAAGTAAAACCGACTCAACCGAATACGCTCACTTTGTATTTTGCAAAGGCTACTCGCTAGCGCCCGAGCTTTTTGTAATTTAACGCCCTAAAAAAACACCCAAAGGAATACTAAAAATGAACCCTATCAAAGACCAAGATCACTCTAAAAACCAGTTAATACTCAATATTGTTTTACACGCAATTGAGCAAGCCAATTTTACTATCCGCCTTTTAAACAAACGTAGCACCGTACACATGCTAATACAGTGCGAAGACACGCTAACCGACTTACTACCAATCGTAAAACTGATTGCTGACGACGACGTTAATTTTGAGCAAGTTTACAGCCAAATGAGCATTGCATTAAATGCCGTACAAATTGGTGGCGAGCCAATGGAAATAGAGCTGTAACGCTGTGGCTAACCCGCAACCAATTGACCTGAAAGCCCTTAGACTATCTAGCGTAGCCGAGGGCTTAATTACGTCTATTAGCGATATTGATAATCGTAACTTTTTAGCACGCGGCCTGCAGGCTGTGCCGGTGCCATTACAAAGTCGCATGGCGCGTAAATACATTGACCGCTATAACCAAAAAAAAGCAGGCGGCGAATACCGTGCTAACACATGGCTGCGCCGTACCGTTGCGCGCTTAAAGCCCCGCTTTGGTGTGCTGTTTAGTATTACTCAAAATATGCCATTGCCATGGCATATTTTAAGCAGTATTGAAAAAACCAAAAAACATGCTGGCACCCTTGCTATGGAGTGCGTGCAAATTGCGCTTGATGTAAGCGAAGAAAACCAGCAGCTAGATTACGAAAAAATAGTATCGCTTACCTACGATGCGGTGGCCACTCATGCTAAAGGTGTGGGCGCTAACGTGCCATTTTACGCCATGCGCGATGAAAACTTACCCGCCGAATGCTACGAAATTGCGCTACTTAAAATGCAGTGCGACAAGTGGTGGGCGCGCCAATTAAAAACGCTGCGCCGCCAATTTTTAGAGCTGCTAGAAATTGCCACAGGCCAAGTGGGCAAAGACCTATACCACGACAAAAAAAGCAAAAAGTTTAAACGCCGTGGTGTTAGCCCGTATTCGTCAAAGCAGGCGCAGCGCGAGTTTAACTTTGCCCAAGCCAGTGGCCGTCAATTTTTAGAAATGATGGAGCTACAAAGCAGCGACGGCGACGTAATAAGTTTAATTGACGCGGTAAAAAGCGGCATGGCAAACCCCGCCAACCGCCGTAACGAGTTAATGCTACGTATACGCGAAACCGAAGAGCTGGCCGACGAAATGGGCTATGTAGGCGTGTTTTACACTATTACGTGCCCGTCGCGTTTTCATGCTAATTCAAGCAAATGGAGCGGCGAAACCCCAAAAGACGCGCAAAACTATTTAACCCAAACATGGGCGCGTGCGCGTTCTAAATTAAACCGCCGTGGCCTTAAGTATTTTGGGGTGCGCGTGGTAGAACCCCATGCCGACGGTTGCCCGCACTGGCACATGATGCTGTTTATGCCTAAAAACAAAGTGCAAGAAGTTAATGCCATTTTGCGCTGGTACTTTATTCAAGAAGATAAAACAGAGCTATACGACTATTACGGCCCTGTGCAAACTCGTACCAAAGCGGTTACCGAATGGGTAGATATAAACACCCATGGCGTACACGTTAAAACCGTTGAAAAGTGCGTGAGCTATCGCGCAGGCACTAAAAAAAGTGAGCTGTTTAAAACTTACAAGCAAAAGCGCCGCGAGTGGGGCCTTAAAAAAAGCCAAGGCAAAAAAGCCAAAGCGCCCAGTAAGTTTTATCGCACATTTAGCCCACGATTTGACGCCATCAAAATGGATAAAAGCAAGGGCAGTGCAGCCAGCTACATTGCTAAATACATCAGTAAAAACATTGATGGCTATCAATTAAACGACCACGAAGACGCCGAAACAGGCGAAAACCTGCAAGAGCAAGCTAATCCCGTTTTAGCCTGGGCTAGTACGTGGAATATTCGCCAGTTTCAATTTCAGGGTTCGCCAAGCGTTACCGTTTACCGAGAGTTGCGCCGTATGCGCACCGCTGTTAATGACGAGGTAATAGAGCCAGTTCGTCACGCGGCTGACGCGGCAAACTGGAAAGACTACGTAAAATTACAGGGCGGCATGTGTATTGGCCGCGCCGCTAATTTTAAATCAATGTACGAAATTACACCGCAAGGTAACGACTACGCCGAAGTAGTGCGGCGTATTAAGGGCGTGCTTACTAATACCGATTACAAGGCAGTGCTCAAGCGCACGCTTGAAAACGTGCATAACGTAATTACCGATACCAGCTTAAAAACGCGCCTTATCGAATGGACCAGACAGCTCAAAGGCACAGCCGAAAAACTCGCAGCTAAGGATAACACCAACGTCGGCGTAGCCGACCTATCTTGGACTAGTGGTAATAACTGTACGCCTATCGCCGCAGGCTCTAGCGCTGAGTTGTTACTCGATATGATGGGCACTTCAAAAAATGACGTTGACGAAGTAATAAAGGATCTAAATAGCGGGAAAAGGATCGCCCGCAATGGCCAAATTTACCAAATACGCAACGGCCAGTTGCAAACATTAAGCGAAAACGACCAGCTTAAGCACAACAAGCAACTCGCTATTGAATACCGAGCGCAAACACTCGCGCAAAAATCAGCGAGCTGGCACATAACCGACGACCACTGGCAACAAGCCCGCGAATTTGTAGAGCTTGCTTATAAATACGCACAGCTAGACGGGCGTAAATCACCAAGTAATACCCACACACAAAACGGCCTAGTCACTATTGGCGATTGGGACCTAGTTAATTTAGTTAAACAAGGCAGTGCATCAGCAATCAGTGACAACGATTGGTGGTCACTGGATTTAATGGCGTAGGAGCAAATATGACGATTCAAATTTCAAAAATACTCATGCCAAAGGCATGTATTAGTTGCCTGGCGTTTTGCCCAAAGGGCTATGCAGAGGATCAGCACAGCCCGTTTATTACTAAATTCGATAGGCCTAAGTCTAAAACCCAATATGGCCAGTGCGGAAAAACCAATAACAGCGTATTTGCTACCGAAATTTGTACCGGCTATCAGCAAGAACCTAACGCCGACGTATTTGCAGTAACTAACAGACCACAACCAAAACAACAGGAGTCACTATGAACACACATCAAGCAGCCGAAAAAATGCTACAAACAGGGCGTTTTTATACAGCACTGGAATTAGGGCAAGAGTTTAAAGAATCTGCAAAACGTGCAAGTGGGTGGCTGTTTAATATTAGGTCTGGTGCAAGGTATAAAACAATAGAAACAGAGCTACCAAATAGAAAGGTTAAATTAATCTCCATTGATGGCAGAACTATGCCACTAAATAAATTACAAAACACAGCACTGCTATTTAAGCGCCCACGTTTATTGGTTGGGAGTGATAGCCATGCTTAAGGCCAAGCAAGACGATACACATAAAAATAAAATTTACTGTGGTACTGCAATTTTTAACGCGCTTAAAAAAGAAATTGGCGTTTTATATGGGAGTGAGTTCAAGTTCAAAGATGTAAAATTTGTGTGCGATGAATGTTTGCACCCACGACAAATGCTAACACTTGATAAAGAGCTTAAAAAATTATTAAAAGAGCTAGAGGTTAAATTTCAGGAGAACGAGCATGGCCACAGGTAAGGTAAAAGCGGGTGACGTTTTCAACAATTGGACAGTATTAAACGAAGACCGCCGCAACCGAGGTGTGCAGCATTTTATGTGTAAATGCGTTTGTGGTACCACTCGCGTAGTTCGTAAAGATAATTTAGGTCATGTCCAGGGCTGCGGTTGCGAGCGAAAAGAATATAAATTTCGCACCGGGCAAATAAAAACAACAGCAAAGCCAAGTACTAAAAAAGCGCGAATTGTTTCACCAAAAACAGTAAGTGCACCGGCTAAAATGCCGCACCACGAAAACCAAGAGCCGCGCCCGCAATACCAGCAGCGCAGCAAATCAACCCGCGAGCTATTAGAAGATCGCTTAGCACAAAAGCAGTTAGAAAAAGAATTAAGCGAATTATGGTGAACCATGAAACCAACCGTTAAGCGCCGCAACTGGGTATTTCACTCAGTTGTTAAAACCAAAACATTAAATACAACATTAACCAAAAAGGAAACGCACCATGCACCAACAAAATAAACCACTCGACAAAGGCCGTGTAGCCTGTATTGCTGAAAAATACCAGCAAGGCAACACCACCAAAAACCGCTACGCCACATTAGGCCGCGCCACTAAATGGCCGAGCAACAACCAAGGAGGCAGCGAAAGCGTAGAGATAGAGCTCGACACCATGCCAATAAACCACCAAGGCCCGTTAAAGCTGTATATTTTTTGGGATAGCGAAAACCAACAAAACCAAGACCAAAGCCAAGGCTACGCACCGCAGCAATACCAAGGGCAGTACGAACAGCAGCCACCGCCGCAACAATACGCACCACAGCAACCAGCGCCACAACAACAATATGGCAGGCAGCGCCAGTAAAAAATAAAAACAGCACCCACAAAAAAGCCCGTTTAATACGGGCTTTTTAATGCGTGAAATAAAGTAAAAGCTAAAGGCCAACTAATTCCAATTGTTGTTCGCGAGGTAGGCTTTTAATAAGCGCTGCGGCTAATTGTTGCGTGCTTTTTACAGGAGGATTTAAGAAGTGATCAAACGATTGGGTAATACGGAACGTGGCCCCGCATTGTTTTGTATTAGTACACGAGCAATATAAATTAACAACATGGGCGCTTTGCTTTTCGCGTGATGTAATTGTTGCTTTAGCTTCGCAATTTGGACAAGTAACCCGCGCCATAATAACCACCCATCGTTAATAAAATACACTGTTATTATATACAGCAGTTTGTTGCGTGACAAATAACCATTTAACTATTAGCTGAGAATCAAAAAGCTAAAAAATTCACTCCTCCTCGCCTTCCGCTTTCGTGCAAAAAATGCGTCAAATTGACAACCCCAGTGACAAGCACTTTTTGGCTAAGCCTTATAATAAAAGGATCTAAAAGAAAGTTTAAAAGGATCGCAATGACAAAAAAGTGACAATGTTAGACACAAAGTGACAATGAAAAGATCAAATGGGTGGCTATTTATTTAATATTGAAATATTATTAAATTATTATCAGTTAACCGATAACTATTTATGATCTATTTATTTAAAGGCACGCAAACACCAGAGCGATTAAACTTGCTTTTATCGCTGTGTAAAATTAGCAGTGAAGATATTAAAACTGCGCTCAGCGATTACCTAGTTCGCGGCATTGATAAAAAGTCAGCGGCGCTATTAAACGGAGTTCCTGCGCCTAACTTTTCACGCGCACTTAATCAGCTAAATGCTAAAGCCGAAGTGGTCGAGAAAATAAAAGAAATAGATTGGCAAAAGCGCTAGCTAGTCACTAGCGCTTTTTTTATTGCCGCCTTTACTTCCCCAAAATGCTCTAAACAATCGCATTAATCCAAGCGTCGAAACCGCAATCCCTACAATCACAAATTCAAAGTACCAGGGCGCGCCTTGATAACCCATAGATTGCCAACCTTTATGCATGTAAGGTTGCATGGCCGGTATAAAATGGCAGATGAACAAACCCAAAAAGAATAGAATGATCAATTCATCCATTAAGGTTTTGTCGCGGTTCTTCAGCACAAGCAAGTCATAATCAGCATCGTTTTGCTCGGCTTGCATGCAGCGCCTTGCTTTGGCTTCAAACTGCGCAATTTTAAAGTTGTTTTCAGCACGCGCTACGTCTGCAGCCATTTCTGCCGCTATGCGTTTACGCTCAACATAGCCGCCGGTTAAATCGGCTATTGGGTCAGTGATGAATGAAACCAATGTTTTAAACCATCCCATTATTTGCCACCCCTAATTAATTTAATAAACGCTTTTGGGTCTTTGCTAATTGCTTTTATTAGCGTGTCGAATCCCTCTAAAATGTGTGGGGCCGCATACGCAGTTACACCAATAACACCCGTTTTTAAGCTTTCATCAAATTGCCGCCACTCGCAAAACATAGCCGCCAAGTACGCGGCAAAAACAGCAATTAACACACTCATAAAATAATGAAAAAACGTAAACACTTTACGGCTTAAATACATTTGTATAGCCGCCGCTAAAAAGCTCAACATAAGCAACTGCCCCCACTGTTTAATAAATTCAACTATATCTATCCAGCTCATGCGTCTTCCTTGGGTGTTGGGTTAAGGTCTGAATATTCAGGCTCTTTAAATTCAATGCGCTGCGCTGCAGGCAAGTAATTATTAATACCTAAAACATCTTGCTGCATTGGCACAACTTCATTGTTGTAATAGGCACGGGTAATTTTATCTAAGTCGCCAAAGCCGTTTTTATCACCAGACGACTGGCCGCTTAGCGCTTCTTGCGCGCGGTGCATACTTAGCATATCGTTAAGCGTAATTTTTTTAATCCGCTCAAACTCATCTTTAGTTGATATATCGCCAACCGGTGTAATGTTTATCGCTTTTTCAGCATCGGCCTTATTGCTACGAAAATTAAAAAACAAACTTCTAAAGTTACCCACGCCTTTGCTATCGCGTATAGCATCTTTTAATGCCGTTTCATCTTCAGCGCTTAAATTAGGATCAGCCATTGAAAATATAAAGCCCATGTGCGCACCGTTTTTGTAATACCGGCGGCGAAATAAAGTCGCATCTTCATTTAATAATGCCGACTGAATACCGCCATAATATTGCGGTATACCGTAAATGCCTTGGCCGGGGTCGTACTCTTTTACATGTATAATTTCGCCCGCATTAAAGTAAATAGGCTCATGGCTGCGGTTACTTAATTGCGCATATACCCCACGCGTATCGGTATAGCGCATAGTGAGCGCAGGCAAATGGCGCAGTTTAATAACCTGCCCAAACGAGTTTTTAATAATCTGCAAATAAGCGTTACCGCTCCACAGTAAATCAAAGGCAAATTTACTTAAGGCCTGATGGCTTAAAAGCGGGTTGGGCTTATACCATTTTAAAATCATGTTGCGCTTAAAGTAGAGAATGGGCCCGTGCTGGGCATTAACGCGCAGCAGCTTTACCAAACCTTGTAAACTTATTGGCGGTGCATAAATGCCGTTGCTATCGCTAAACACCCCAATGTAATCGGTTAGCCGGTTATCTAAACACGGCTCAGGATCGCCAAAGCTAAACGAATCGGTAACCGCTGTTCGTTGGTTATAGTTAGGCGCATGGCCGTTACTTACTTGTAATCGTGGTTTCATTAAGCTGCAATTCCTACAGAGGTTTGGCGGCTGTGGGCATTGCCGTCCAGTGGTTCAAATTTCATAGCGTGCATAATTGCCCACGCAATATCGGCATGGCCTGTGGTAGCGGTGCGGTTTGTGGCATAGGTAATTTGGTCGCCAACCACTTTACGGCGAATATTTATAAACGAGCTGGCAATATTTACTGCGTCCTGGTCAAACTCAAAACGGCGGTTTTTAATTACGTTAATCGCCTTAATAACCAGTTGGTTTTTAATAATTGGGTTGTAATGTATTGGCTCGGCGTTAGGGTAAAATTTAGTGATCATCTCCCATACACCATAACCAATGCCGGTGGTATCAACACCAATGTGTTGCACGTTGTATTTTTCGGTGAGTAGTTTTATCTCGCTGGCCATGGCTTCAAAGTCATTACCGCTTAAATCAACTGCTTCAAGTAAACGGAATTTTTCACCAGGCTTCATTGGTGCACTTAACACAGCAACGCTTGCTTTATCACCAAAGCGGGCAGGGTCAAAACCAATTACCACAGGTTTGAGTGCAAACGGGCGTTCGCACTCTAAATCAAAGTCATCCCATTTAGTTGAGTCGCCAACACAGGCCATAATTTGCTTAAGGTTAAACGCACTGTGGGCATCATCAATAAACTTACACATAAACAAGTTATTAAACTCATCGGTGCTGTATTCGTTTTCAAGTACTTCAATATCAATACGGTCAAAGCCACTTTTAACCACATCGTGCACGGTGAGCATTTGTCGCCAAATACCATCGTCACACAGCAAGCCATGCTTTAAGTTTTTATGGCTAACATCAATGGCAAATTCAGGGTCGTTACAGGCTTTGGTTTTTCTGTACCATTTACCATTCCAGTGGTCGTAGGCTTCATGGCTGGTAACACTTGGCGTACTAAAGTAGGTAATACGCAAATGCTTATGCGTTGCCATGGCCTGCGCCAAACCGCGCAACGTTTTATAGTTCGGTATCCAAAACACTTCATCTATATATAAGTCGCCCGACTCCGACTGAGCCGTACGCGCATTGGTACTTTTAAATATAAGCTTAACCGTTTTACCGCCGGCTAAATTAAGCACCATGGGCGAGCCGGTTAATTCAATATTAAAATGCTCACGGCACAGCGCCACAATATTGGCTTTAAATACCTCGGCTTGGTCACGGCTTGCCGATATAAATATTTTATTGCGGCCATTAATAACCGCATCGTAAAACGCTTCAAACGCAAAGTAAAAAGTAGCCCCAATTTGTCGGGGCTTTAAAATAAAGCGCGCGCGGTAGTCTTGGTTTTCAAACCAATGTTTTTGGTGTGGGTAAAGCAGTTTGTCTTTAAGCTCGTTGAGCATATCAACGGTAATGCCAGAGCAATCGTTTTTCTTTTTCTTCTTCGACTTTTTATTACTGCCACTGCCATTACTGCTCCCCGCATCATCGTTACTAGCGCGTTGTTTAGGGGCAGGGGCAAGTTTACTTTTATTAAGTGCGCATAACTGGCGGGTGCAAAAATCTAACTCTTTGTAGTCGGCATCGGTTTTATTGTCTTTATCGGCTAACAAATTAATGCGGCGGCTAAACGCCATTTCGGCATTATATGTTGGGCACATGTCTGCCCAGTTCTCAGCCTCAGCCCAACGGCGAACGCTACGCGCACTTGGCATATCGTCAAGCTCGGCTATTTCCTCGTAGGTATAGCCCTCAACAACATACAAGTCTTGTGCTTTTTTGCGTACGTCTGGTCCGTAGTTAGCCTTCATATTGCGCCACATTAATTAATCCATGGCGGCAGTGTATTAGTAATAAAGGGCGTAATCTGTTTGTTAAAAACCTATCCATTCCTAAAAGTTAAATATAGGAATTTCAAAAAGTTAAACCGTTGGAAAGGTGCAAAAGGAGGGTGCAAACTGCAATTACTTTAAAGCATTAAGCTTAATTAAAAAACATTTAAAAGGTTTGTTTATATGCCAGGTCAACTACGCACAAAACCACTTTCTATTGCCGCCGTTGGCATGACCGTCGACGGCCGCGAAATCACCGAGCAAGACGTAGCCGACATAGTAGAAACCTACAACCCGCGTAAATATGGCGCACGCATAAACCTTGATCACGAATTTAACTGGTCAGGCTGGGCCGCTAAAAACCTACACAATGTTGATATACCCGGCATGTTGGGTGATGTAGAAAGCGTACAAGCCTACGAAAACGAAGAAGGTGTAGTGTGCCTATACGCCGTGCTCGCACCCAACCAAGGGTTTGTAGCATTAAACAAAGCCGACCAAGCTGTATATTTTAGCATCGAAATTAGCCGCGACTTCATGGGCACTGGCAAAACCTACCTAACCGGCCTAGCAGTTACCGACTACCCAGCAAGCTGCTACACCGACCGCATCCATTTCAGTAGTAAGAGCAAAGCAGACGACACGGAAGTCTCTTTATTAACCGTTGACTTAGGGTCATGTGAGCCTATCGACACACCTAAAAAACCCTTTTTCAAACGACTATTCGCAAAGGAAGAACCCGACATGAAACCAGAAGAATTAGCCACAGCATTAAAAGATGCACTCGGCACACCGCTTGAAGAGTTTGGCCAAAAGCTAGACGGCCTAACCGCAAAGCTTGATGCGTTTTCAACAACAAAAGTTGACGACGAAGAAGAAACAGCCCCGCCAGTTGAAGAATCAGCCGAGCTTACAAAGCTTAAAGAAGAGCTATCAAGCACAAAAACAGCACTGGACGAACTAAACGACAAGTTTGCCAAAGCATTAAAAGCACCTGCGGGTGACACAACCAACGCCGACGACGAACCCGAAGGCGACGACGGCAAATACAGCAACTGTCTGTAATTGTCTTCACCCTAACTTAACTTAGTAAAACGCAGGAAAGCACATGAAAACCAAAACTAAACAGTTATTTGTAGCAGTACTCGCAGGCATGGCAAGCAACTACGGTGTTGCATCAATGAGCGAGCAATTTAACGTAGAGCCAACAACTGAACAGCGCTTATACGATGCAACCTATGAATCAGCTGAATTTTTACAGATGATCAACACCGCACTGGTAGACGACATTGTAGGCCAATCAGTGATCATGAGTGTAGACGGTGGCGTAACAGGCCGCGCCGGTGTAGAAACCGACAACACCAAAGAGCGCCAAACACGCGACGTATCAGCACTAACAAAGCGCGAATACCGTTGTTACCCGGTAGAATGTGACATTCACATCACATGGAACAAAATGGACCAATGGTCAAAATTCACTGATTTTCATCAGCGTTACCGTAATCATGTTCGCCAAGCAATTGCACTCGACATTATTAAAATTGGCTTTAATGGTACATCAGCTGCAAACACAACCGACATTGCAACAAACACCATGCTGCAAGACGTAAACATTGGTTGGTTACAACTGTTACGCCGCGATGCGCCAGAGCGAGTAATTACCGAAGGTGCAACACTTGGCGAAATCCGTATTGGTGCCGGTGGCGATTACGAAAACCTAGATCAAGCGGTGCACGACGCACTCCAAGGTATTCCAGTACATAAGCGTGTAAACATGGTGGCCATCATTGGCGACGAGCTATTAGCGAATGACAAAAACAAGCTGTACGCCAAACAAGCACACACGCCAAGTGAAAAAACTAAAATCGAATTGCAGCAAGTTATCGACACTTACGGCGGCCTAGCTAGCTATAAAATTCCGTTCTTTCCAGAGCGCGGCATTTTAATTACCAGCTTTGAAAACCTAAGCCACTACGTGCAAGCAGGGTCAACCCGCACCCACGTAGAAGACAACGCCAAAAAGAAACGTGTTGAAGACTACCTATCACGCAACGATTGCTACTACGTCGAAGACCTTGAAAAAGCAATGTACTTCGAGTCAGCAAACATCAAGCTACCAAATGCGGCAGGCGACGCCTGGGTATAAGTAGCTCGTAAAATTCCCAATTAGCCGACCTGTTTACTCCAGTTTCTGAGTCGGCTTTTTTTAACCAAATTAAAGAGTGTTTTTAAATGAGCTTAGTCAAAAAATCATTAGCCAAAGCAGTAAGCAGTGTACCAACTAGCAATGAAAAGCAAGCGCCAACGGCAGCGGCAACAGCCACTCAAGCCAACGCGCCAGCAAACAACACCGAGCAAAACGAGTACCCGTTTTTTGCAGCGGCTATCGAGTCCGACTTAGCTCAACTAAAAACATTTACCGACATTAGCGACAAAGCCAGCTACAAATCAGAAGCGCTACAGCGCAACGACTACCTAGGCTACATCAACCGTTACCGCCTAAGCGGACAAAACCACCACAACAAAGTATTGGCATGGGTGTTTATTTGGCTAGTTGATTTAAAACGCTGGGATGCAGTGTTAGAGCTATTGCCATTACTCATTGAGCAAAAGCAACCACTGCCAACCGTGTTTAATACCAAGCATTGGCCTGCGTTCGTTATCGACCAACTCTACGACGACGCAAATTACTACCTAACAGAATCAAAGCAGCAAGGCCTGTACGACATCGGCTTTATCCTGCACCGCTTAATTTACGTAGTTAAAAACCAAGACTGGGCAGGGTTAGAAGTAGTGGGCGGCAAGCTTTACGCAATAGCTGCAAAAGTAAATAAAGCACAGCTCAACCTAGGCAACGCACTTTACTTTGCAGAAATGGCCCAATCCATTAACGACAAAGCAGGCGTTAAAACCCTGCTAAAAGAATTGCAAAAAATGATTAAACCAGCGGAGCCAGAGCAGCAAACCGCTAACTAGCTCCAACGCCAGCGGGCAACTTAGCACAACGTTAGCATTACTTGCTTAACGCGCGTGACTAAGTGGCGCCCGCACCCAATTTAATGTGTGTATTTTACAGGTGCAATATGAACTTAAGCGGTATGCCACAAGCAGATTTACAAAGCGTCAATGTGATCATTGAAGCCAGCGGCTATTACCCAGCGCTAAGCACCGCCCATTTTATTGAGCACTACGCAATAGCCCAAGAGTACGCCAGCAAAAGCGACGTACTGCTAGAAAAGCTGCTTTACGCACAAGCCGAAATTAACCAAGAGCTAGCAAATACACAGCTTACTAATGGCCAAACGTTAAGCGCCGCGCAAGGCCTGTTTTATAAGCGCGCAGTTTACAGCAAAGCAAAAGCCAGTTTGCTGGTATCAAAGCTAGGCAGCACGCACCGCGACAGCGCAACAGCACAAAGCCAAGCGGCAATAGACAACCACGAACATTGGTTAAGAGAAAGTATAAACGCCATGCGCCAGCTGCAAGGCCTAAGCCCAAATTTAACGGTAGAGCTACTATGAGCCAAAGCAAAATAGCAAAGCTTAAGCAGCATTTAGCAACCGCAGAATACCAAGGCCGCAACCTAGCGCTAAGCACCCAGTTCGACAGCTGGATAGAAGGCGGCCGCATAGAGCCAAGCAGTAAAACCATTAACGGCAACGGCCTATTGGCCGCAAGGTTTTATTACTCAGGGGTGATCAGCATAAACCCATGCGCAGCACCCGCAGCACTTATTTGTGCCTTTGCGTCATTTTGGTTGCAAAACAACGGCGGGCGATACGACAGCACCGACATTGAATTTAGCGCCGACGTTAACGACGACAACAGCAACGAAGTAGAGCTAACAATAAATCAGCTATGCGAAGACATAGAGCTAATACAAGCGCCCAGCGGCCCGTTTGAATTTAACGGCAACCGTTACGACTTTGGCGAGCAAAGCCTGTGGATAGCCGAAGCGTTCACACTTGAAGGTCAAGTAAACCGTGCTTAATCTCAAGTTTGACGAAGGTCGCAGCAAAGAGCAGTTAGCATTTTTGCAGCTTAAGCCGCAAAAGCGCCGCAACATATTGCGCAGCGCAATACGTGCAGCAAACAAAAGCAGTAAAGAGCGCATTACCAGGCAAAGTGATTTAGCGGGTAAAAAATGGCAAGGCCGCGCCAACGGCAAAAAAAAGAAAATGCTAACAAAGCTAAAGCGCAACATGAAAGTGCGCTACGGCGCAAATAGCGCAAGCGTATATTTTAAAGGTGGCAACAGCGGAAAAATAGCCCGCGCCCACCAAGAGGGCATAAGCCTAGATGCAGGTAAGCCCAAAAGCAGCACCGCACAAAATAAAGAGGGCCCAGCCACACGCAACTTGGCCCGCGCATTAATAGCCGAGGGTTACAAAATACCGCGCGGCAAAGGTAAGGGCAGTAAGCGCCCCAGTATTAAATGGATAACAAACAATTTAAGCATTAACCAAGCAGGGTTTTTACTGCGCGAATTAAAGGGCAGCTCAGGTAAAAGCAGTTGGAAAATTGATTTACCTGCCCGCTCCTTTTTGGGGCAAACGGTAGCCGAGCAAAAAGAGCAAATGAATTTTATTTTAAACAAAGCTATGCAAGTGGCGTAGCGCAAAGCAAAAGGAACGACCATGGCACAAGGTAAAGTATCCGTTGCCGCCATTCAAACAGGCAGCGGCGCTACAAAACAGGTAGAACGCACCGTATTGTTCATCGGCATAGCGCCAGAAAACAACGGCAAAATTCTACCCATTAATGCACAAAGCGACTTTGATGCTGAGTTTGGCGCAGCCGACTCACCGTTAAAAACCCAAGTTAAAGCATGGCAGCGCAACGGCGACGACCTAGTAAGTGGTTATGCAATAGCGCACGCAATCGACGCAGACGTAATGGCGCTTATTGACGAAGCAATGGATCAAGACGTAAGCCCCGAAATCATTGTTATTTGTACGCCAGTAGCAGGTAAAGCCGAAGTAGAAAGCTACCAAGCAAAAGCGCTTGAAATACTATCAAGCCTTGCGCGTCGCGTACGCTTTTTAATAGCAGCGCCAGGGCTAACCGAACTACAAAATTGGTCTGATTTAGTAACGGCATTACAGCCAATCACCGATGGCGTAGTCGCTGATCGCGTAGGTGTAGTGCCATTGCTATTTGGCGACGAACTAGGCGCAGTAACAGGCCGCTTATGTAAAAGTGCAGTCACTATTGCCGATAGCCCAATGCGAGTGCTTACGGGTGCAATGTCACTCATGCCGCATCCGGTAGACGCCGCAGGCAAACCGCTAACCAACTCAACCACCGCCGCACTAGACGCACTGCGCTTTAGTTGCACCCAGTTTTACCCAGACTTCGACGGCACATATTTTGGCGACGTAAACATGCTAGATGCAGAAGGCGGCGACTTTCAGCAAATCGAAACAGGCCGCATTGTCGACAAGGCCGCACGCGACGTGCGCATTATTGCCATTCAAAACATTAAAAACCGCCGCTTAAATAACAGCACCAGTGGTATTGAATTTGGCAAGCGTGTGATGGGTAAACCCCTGCGCGAAATGGCGCGCTCAATTAACATTGGTGCCGACAAGTTCCCAGGCTTAATTGATGCGCCAAAAGACGACAGCATCAACCTTACATTTATGGACGCGCGCACATTACAAGTCGTGCTTAAAGTAAAACCGATTGATTCCCCGAGCACCATTATTGTTGGGATCATGTTAGACGACGCAGAATAGGAGCGCGAACATGCAAAAAGTATTAGGCGGTAAGGATTTTGACATCTTCATTGGTAGTTCAATGGTGCATGTCATGGAAGCCACAGTAAAAATTACCGACGGCCGCACGGTAAAAAAAGTGCGCGGTATACCAAAAGGCTTTATCGACGGCGACGTAGAAGGCGAAGTAACCCTAAAGCTCGATCACGAAAACTGGCTAATTGTGCAAGCGCAAGCGGAAAAGGCAGGTAGCTGGAAAGGCATTGAGCCGTTCGACGTAGCATTTAACGCCGAAGTAGCCGCAGGCAAAAAGAACATTGAAGCGTTTGGCTGCCTACCGCAACTAGACGAAATTTTAAACATTAAAGCCGACGGCGGCGAAGAAGACACAACATCAATTAAGTGTCCGGTTACCAGCCCAGACTTTGTAAAAATTAACGGCGTGCCGTACCTAACATCTGACGAAGTGAGAGACTTGTAATGACCAAAGCCATTCGCAAACTAACTGCCGCAACACTGCTAAGCACATTAAAGGCCTGCGGCTACCGCGTGTTCGAGGGCGAATTAAACCTAAATATTATAGGTATTCGTCACAACAACACACGCGCCAATACCTTTAACGATGTTATTTGTGTGCTGTATCAGCAAGGCGGCGAATGGCAATTAAAGCAATACAAAGCAACCACAGACGCCGGTATTTACTGGCGTCAAAACCCAATGAACATAGATGGCACCGCGGTCCTAATTGCAGGGCAGCATAAAAGTTTATGGAAGTTGGGTTATCACCAGGGCAAATACCGCGCCCTAGTGCAGCACAAACCTGTTGTTGTCCTACGCGACAACGACAAAAACACCGAGTTAGACACGGAAGTCACACCACAAGCCGAGCTACAGCAAGGTTACTTTGGCATTAACTGCCACCGCGCAAACAGCAAAACCACATCAACCCAAGTTGATAAATGGTCAGCAGGTTGCCAAGTGCTAGCCAACCCAAACGACTTTAACGAGCTTATTGCTTTGTGTGACCAATCAGCAGCCAAGTACGGCCCATATTTTAGCTACACACTGCTAGACCAAGCAGACATTAAAAAACCAACAGAGAGTAAATAATCATGGCGTTCGAGAAAAAAATCACATTAGAAACACCGGTAGGCGAAATTACATTTAACGTAAACGCAAGCGATTACAACAAATACATAAACTCTACGCAGCCAAACAACAAAGTGCAGCCAGCCACTAACTTTGTATTAAACACCGTAGTGCAAGAAGACGCTAAAAAACTAAAAGAGCTAGTGCAACAGCCAGGCGCCGCATTATTTTTAGTGGGTGCAATTGTTGAAGAATACCAACCGGAGTTTAATTTCACCGTAAAAAAATCGAAGACCGAGCCAAGCAAATAGGCAAGTCTCGGTTAGATCAGCTACAGGCATACCACGCCAAGTATTTTGGCGCGGTTACCGCCACCCAAGAGAGCCTAGCGCAAGCGCTATATCTCGAAACGCAGCAGCAAGAAAACTTTGTAGTTGCTGTAAATAACGGCATATGCCAAGCACTAAGTGAGTAATGTAATGGCCACGCTCAGCAAGTTAGACAAGCTTAATTATTCAATCGGCATCATCGACAAAGTGACGGGTCCGGTTAATAAAGTCATGGCTAAAATTAATCAGCTGAGCCAGCAAACAGCCGCCGCGCAAGATCAGATGATGCGCGGCGCAGCCACGGCCGTTGGTGGTGGTTACGCACTGGCTAAATCACTAGCTCCCGCAATTGATCACGTTGCAGCATTAGGCGAAGTGCAATCACTTGGCGTTGCCGACGACGCATTGCAAAAGCTAACCAAAACATCATACGAATTTGGCTTTCAGTTCGGTGGCAACTCTGCCGAGTTTGTGCGCAGTGCATACGATATTCAATCAGCCATTGCCGGACTAACGGGCGATGAGCTATCAGAATTTACTAAAACATCAAACATACTAGCGGTAGCAACCAAGGCCGACGCGGCCACCATTACCAGCTACATGGGCACCATGTATGGCATATTCGAAAAAACAGCTAACAAAATGGGCAAGTCTAATTGGGTAAACCAAATAGCAGGCCAAACCGCCACCGCAGTACAGCTTTACAAAACCACCGGTGCAGAAATGCAAGCGGCGTTTTCAAACCTTGGCGCAACTGCAACAAATATTGGCCTAAGCTCAGCCCAACAATTTGCCCTAGTGGGCGAGTTACAGCTAGTTGCTAAGTCGGGTTCGGTTGCGGGCACGCAAGCCGCATCGTTATTACAAGGGATTGGCAAGGCACAAGAAGCGTTAGGCATAGAATTAACCGCCGACAATGGCGATATGCTTGCAATAGACGTAGTGCTAGGGCGTATTAACAACCGTCTATCATCGTTGGGTTCTGTTGCGCGCGGCGACGTGCTAACGCAAATATTTGGTAAACAAGGTGCAAAAGCGGTTGATGTGCTCAGCACCAAAGTCGATAAATTAAAAGACGGTATTAACGTTTTTGAAAACGTGCAAGACAACTCAAAAGCGGCAGAAATGGCAAACATCATCGCGAGCCCGTGGGATAGGCTAGGCGGCTCATTTAATGCCGCAGCCACAGCAATGGGTAACCGCTTGTTGCCAGTGGTAGAGCCATTTGTAGAGGTGCTTGCATCAATGTTTGCGGGCATCGTTTCGCTAACCGAAGAGTTTCCATTTTTATCAAGCGTGATCGCAACCGCAGTAGTGGGCGTAGTTGCGCTAATGACCGCCTTCGGTATAGCCACCTTTGCAATGGGGCTCTATAACTACGCTACAAAAATAGGCATCACGCTTGCTAACGCACAAATTATTGTAAACAAGCTTTGGCTTGCATCACTTTGGGCATTGCGTGTACTAGGCTTTTTATCGCTTATTGCCACAGTAAGCGCAGCCGCTATTGCCTTTGGTGTATTCAAAACAGCCATGCTTGCAGGCCAAGCGGCCACCTGGCTATTTAACGCAGCACTTTGGGCAAACCCATTAACGTGGATTGTTATAGCAGCTGTTGCATTAATCGCCGCTGTTGCCGCACTTATCTATTATTTTGACGACATAACCGCCGCATTTAATGAGTGGGCGGAAAGTTCAACCGTGTTTAAATACCTTAAAGTTGCGTTCGATCTACTAACGCTGCCACTGCAATTGGTGTGGCGGCTAATAAAAACAATAGCCGTAGGAGTGTACGATTTTTTTGCGCCCGCATTTTCAGCAATCAGCAGCGTGGTTATGGGCATGGTTAACGCCATAGGCTCAGCGTTTTCGTATGTGGGTAATTTACTGTTCAGCTTTGGCGGCGCCATCACCGGGTTTTTCTCAGGCATGGGGAGTTCTGTATCAGGGTTTTTCACCGGAATTTGGCAAAGCGCAGTCGACATAATTGAATCGCTAATAAATTATTTAACCGAAACGTTCGGCTTTTTGGGCGACTTTTTCACCGGCATAGCCAGCGGCATCAGTGGAATATTTGACGGCGTAAGTAGCTTTATTTCAGCCATCGCCGACAACGGCGTATTAAACTCGGTTATCTCGTTTTTCTCAGACGACGAGCCAGCAAAAGTATCAAACAAAGTTGAGCAGGTAACCCAAGCAGTTCAGCCGCAAACAATGGTTATGCAAAGTGCCGACCAGGCTTACAGCCGCGACTATGGCCAAAGCGTTGTCAGCAAAGCAAACGCACCAGCTCAGCAAGCAAGCTCGCAGTATGTAGCACCAAGCAGCCCTGTAAATTATGCAGCAGCTAGAGTAACAACCATTACCGCAACCGAAGAAATGCGCAAGCAGGCATTGGCAGAGCAAGCAGCAGCAAACGACCCTGCTTATTCAGCCCAACCAAAAGTAATGACCGAGCGTGAAGCAGCGCAAGCCGCCTTTAAATTTACTAGCCAGCGCTTACCAGCAGTGCCAACCGACACCACAGCACCGTTAAATTTACAGGCGCAAGCACGCAGCCAAGCATTAATAAATAACGCGTTCTCAAGCGAGCAAAACAACGCAGTAACTAACAGCGCAGTAACTAGCAGCGCTACTAGCACTGCAATTAATGAAGCGGTAAATAGCAGTGTAAATAACGCTACGCAAAACAGCTTAGCGCCAGCGGCCATAGCTGCCCAACCAAAAGTAATGACCGAGCGTGAAGCAGCGCAAGCCGCCTTTAAATTTACTAGCCAGCGCTTACCAGCAGTGCCAACCGACACCACAGCACCGTTAAATTTACAGGCGCAAGCACGTAGCCAAGCATTAATAAATAACGCGTTCTCAAGCGAGCAAAACAACGCAGTAACTAACAGCGCAATTAGCGCCGCTCAAAACAACGCAGCACCAATGACTACAAACACAGTTAGCAATATTACTAACGCGGCAAATTCGCCTGTTTATAGCCCTAAGCAAGCCCAATTGGTAAGCGTTAACCAAGGCGCAGCACCAGAGCCAGCATTGCCCAGCGTAAAAACAGATCGGGTAATTACTAACACAGCCAGCAACAGCGCAGAAAAAGCACAGCAAATTAGCGCAGAACAACAGGCCACTGCATATAAGCCAAAAGCACAAAAGTCGGCTTACCTGCAAAGCCTAACCAACAACAGCAGCAACACAAATAACAACAGCAATAGCAGCGACAGCAGCAAGCATATAAGCATTGAAAACGTAAACTTTAAATCAGACGACTTAGCGCAAAGCTTTGAACAAATGATGGAGCTAGCAGGTTAATGGAATTTGATATAGCGCTACACATAGACCTAGAGATACAAGACGGCGATTTTGTACTCAACGACTCGTTAAGCCCAAGCACGTTTAAAAAAGCAGACGTAATAAGTCAAGATATAAAGCACCGCATTTTAGAAAGCGGTTTGCTAACCAAGCTTGTTGGCCTGCGAAACAAAAACGCCATAGCACCAATATTAACCGAACTCGAATTACTAACCGAGCAAGACAATCGCGTAAAGCCAGGCACAATAAAAGTGCACCGCAACGACGACGGCACATTAAGCATTAACGCACAAACGCGCCAGTATGGGAGCAACAATGAACTTTAAAACAATGATGCAAAATGCAGGCTTGCCAATGGATGAGCAATCAGCAGCAGAGCAATGGCAAGCGCAACTAAAAGAGCAAAACATACAGGTTGCTAATAACTCACCGTTTAGCCCCTTTTGGCGCACCGTTGAAGCGCTGATCACCAAGCCGCTAGTGCAGCTATTAAACTGGGTTGCACAACAGCTAATGCCAAATCTATTTATAATGACCGCCAACCGCGAATCACTAATAGAAAAGCACGGCCCCGCGCGCAACGTTTTCATTCAGGCGGGCGTAGCGGCTCAAGGCATACTCACGTTCACGCGCCAAAACACCACGGGCGAAAGCTCAATTACTGCCGGTGCGCAAATTGCTACCGACGTGCTAGGCGAACAAGTATATAAATTAACGCTAATGCAAGATGTGAATTTTGCAGCAGGGCAAAGCACGGCATACGCATTAGCGCAAGCGCAAGAAGAGGGCGCAGCATATAACTTGCCAGCAAACGCATACCGTTATTTTGCTGAGCAGCAAGATGACATAACAGTAACTAACAACCAAAACTGGCTAATAAAGCCCGGGGCCGACACAGAAAGCACAGATCATTACCGCCTACGCATACGTAACGTGTTCGGCACCGCCGCCCGCTGGCACATTAACGCAGTGTACAAACAAATAATTGCAAGCTTTGGCGTGCCAATAGATAACATCTATATTCAAACCGGAGCGCCACGCGGTCCAGGTACAGCAAATGCCTACATATATTTAGACATAGGCGCAGTGCCAACCGCTTTGCTGGGGGCAATTAATCAGCACATAAGAACCGCAGGGCATCACGGCTTAGGCGACGACTTTATAGTGTATGCAATGGCAACCACTGGGTTTAATGTAACAGCAACATACAAACTGCACTCGCAAAGCGAAGACATACAAAGCGAGCTAACAACATTTATACAAGCAGCGTTCAGGCAAAATGCAGCGTACGCGCCTACCCGCGTTGCGCACCAGTGCGTGTTCAGTGTTAGCCAATTGGTGGCAGAGTGCCACGCGCAATTTAGTGAGCTGCAATCAATCAAGTTCGACATTGACGACATAACCGCCGCTAACTGGCTGCCCGTGCTTTCATCACTCACAGTAACCAAGGGCTAAAATGGCTAATCAAATAGCAACATGGCTAAATAAGGGCTACGCAGAAAAACTAGTAAAAGCGGCTACAGGGTATTGGAGCAAGTCGCGCAATTACGTTATGTGGGCTGTGCAGCAAAAAGACGAGCTGCAAAACGAAGAGCCAATTCTCGGCCTGCTCGCGTGGGAGCGGTTAACGCAGCGTTTAAATAGTGAACCACTGGATCTCTACCGCAAGCGCGTACAGCACGCATTAGTCAATACAATTGACGCCGGAGAAATAGCAACCATAAAAGATATTTTTAACCGGCTGGATCTCCAGGTCATAAATGTGCGAGAGCGAATAGAGGGCCGCGACTGGGATATTATCGCAATCGACATGGCCGACTCAACGTTAGCCAGCGCATACGAACTATTGCCAGAGCTAATACAGCTGTACGGCCGAACATGCCGCCGATACGAACTAACAGTGCATAACTTGGCAGCAGTATCGCTAAATCTCGGCCTAACGCATGTGCAATGGGATAACAACTACGTTAACTCAGCAACAAAAATAAACGCAATAACTGGCATTGATCACGGCGCAGTTCATAGCTTTTTGGGGCTAGACACACTAACAAGCAACACGCGCCACCAAGCAACAAGCATTGGTGTGCAGCACAGCATTACCGCGCACCAGCATTATGGGTTTTTAAGCAAAGACGGCGGCATAAGCACCGCCAAGGAGCAACTATGAATCAGGCAATAACCGGCATAATGACCAATGCTGGCAAGGGATACATAACAACAGCAACGCTGCAAAACAAAGGGCTTGAAGTAACAGAGCTAGTGTTTGCAAACATACCCGGGCTAAACGAGCAAGCAGAGCGCAACCCAAACGAAAAAATGCCGGGCGGCGCACAAATAGTTTACCGACGCAACATAGATACCTCGGGCTATGTAGATGCAAATACAGTCGCGTGGGCAGTAGTGCTAGAGCAAGATATAGGCGACTTTGACTACAACTGGATTGGCCTAGTTACACGCGACGGCACGCTGCTAGCAGTCGATTACTTACCGCTACAGCGCAAGCGACAAGGCGTAAACAACGTGCACAACCGCTCGTTCGTTTTAAAGTTTGCAGCAGCCGCAGCCCTAGCGCGCATTACCATTCCAGCGCAATCGTGGATGTTCGACTACAGCCCGCAAATAGACGCGCTAACACTGTTAGCAACCAGCAATGCAACGGCACAAATAAACAACATGCGACGCACTGTGCGCAACTACTTTTTAAATAAAAACTTCAGCAATTTCAGCAAGGAACTATCATGAGCGTAACGCAAATAAACCAGCTAGTAACCGCAGCCGACCAGCTAACATCAGCAATCGAAGGCAAAGCAGCCGAAATCGACAGCAAAACAACGCAGCTAGACCAGTTCGTAAAAGCCAAAGCAAACGAAATGGCAATCGTTGCATCAGAAGGTTACCGCAACGCAATCGAGCACGCGTCAGGTGGCCGCAACAAAGTCATCATCGATGAGCAAGGCAACCCAAATGTAATGGTAGCAATTGCCCCGTTCACATACGAAGAGTTGGCGGCAAAAATCCAAGAAAAATACAGCGTAGATTTAAATCTAGGCACAGGCATACCAACCATGTTTATGCGCAACGGTGTGCAGTTGGGCGAAGTGTACATTGGTAAATACCTAGCATCAGCCGGAGCAAATGGCGGCTGCAGCGTTATCGGTGGCGTGCAGCCTCGCACATCAGTTAATTACGATACAGCAAAAGCGATATGCAACAACAAAGGCGACGGCTGGCACATGATGAGCATTCACGAGTGGGCAGCAATAGCGCTGTGGTCTTATGCAAATGGCACAGTGCCGCGCGGCAATACAAACTACGGACGCAGCCACGAAAACAAATTAGAAACAGCACGCCGTGGCGACAACGGCTTGCCAGGCGATGCATCAGGACTTGCAAGAACCGATACCGGCAAAGGCCCTGCAACATGGTCGCACGACCACACAGAATGGGGTATTCAAGACCTAGTAGGTAGCGTGTGGGAATGGCTAGACCAAATGATGCTAGACGAAGGGCAGATCATTACTACGCTCGACAACAACCCAGCAGTAATTGAAGAAAACTGGAACAAGCACACGGCGTTTTTCGACTCGCCAACGGCAAACACGGAAGGCACCGGCAGCGCTGGATCTCCAAAGCTAAGCAACAGCGTTACAAATCGCAACGGCCCAGTAGGCAATGACGCGAACGACAATCCTCATTTAACAAACAGTCACTTTGCAGCAATCGAAAAGGCGCTCGACTACAACAAAATCGAGCTGCTACGCCGCCTGTTAATCGAGTCAGAATCAACCACTACGGTTGGCGGCTACATCTACTGTCGAAATTATGGCAGTCGATTCCCGCTACGTGGCGGCAACTGGCTCCATGGCTCGAACGCTGGGCTGGGCGCGCTCAGTCTGTACGGTGCGCGTTCGTCTGCGGACAGTGCGATCGGTTTTCGTCCCGCTTTCTTTGCGTAATTGGTTATTGAAATTTGAACCCCGCGCGATAGCGCGGGCATAACTAACAATTTAAAAGGTAAAACTATGTTTACATATATATACAAAGGCGCAAGCCATAGCAATACAAGCGCTGAGTACATGCAAAACCTAGGCATGGACCAAGAGCAAATCGACTCAGTATTAAATCAGCAGCAATTTGAGTTAAGTCAAAATGTTGTAAAGCGCGAAGCCGCATACGCAAAAGAGTCAGACCCGCTATACATGGAAGCGCAATTCGACGGCACGCCAGAGTCGCTACAAAAATGGCGCGACAAAGTAGCCGAAATAAAAGCCCGCTACCCATTGCCAGCAAGTACAGCAGAAAATGCATAACATAGCGCTATGCTACCACCAAGCCGCCGCCCCTTGCTCAATGCAAGTGGGCGCGCAGTTGCTTGCGTCTGCCATTAAAGACGACTCGCGCACAGATAAGCCAGCAAGCTATGGCGGTTTGTTGTTATCAGTGAGCGCAACCGATCCCGCAGAGCTGGCCAGTAAGTTGGAATCAATAAACAACTATTGCCCAATCCCTGAGTTTATAGCCTGCGGTCAATACGCCAAAAGTGACAGCACCTTAGAGCAAACCAAACTAGATACCTATGACGGCCAAAGCATAGAGTGGCAAATAAACACCCTGCAAAACCTATTGCCAATTCGTGAGCAGCTAATAGCTGACGAACTCGCGGCGGTCGATGGTAGCGGCAAACAATTAATAACCATCATCGACGATGCACTAACCCAAGCTGCAGAGCTAAAAACAGCGCGTGACCAGCGACTAAATCAGGCACAGTTCACAGCAAAAAGCAGCGCCGTAGATGTGCAATTAATTACAGCTGGCACAGCAAAGCAGCTAGCCGACTCAGTGGCGAGCAAAGGCAACGACCAAACGTATTGGGCAATGTGCGTATTTGTAGGCCAAGCAGCTGAGCTAAATAAAATTAAAGAGGTACTATGAGCATAGCACTCGACGGCTGGAACGTGCCCGGGTTCGAAACCCGCGTAAACGCAGGCGTAAAATTAGCCGGTGGCGATATGTCAGGCCTTGGCAGCTTTTCACTAAGTAGCGACCAAGGCGTAAAGTCGGGCACACTAACTGTAAATACTAAAATCCCATTTAACGAAAGCGCTAGCCTTGCATTATTAATAAGCAAAGCCAAGGCGCTGGATGAAAACGGCGCGCGTATCATTTACACCGTAAATAACGATCTAGCAGCCGCATATAAAATACGCAAAGCAAAGTTTGATGGCGACGCAAGCGCAACCGAAATAGAAGACAAACGCGCATGGCAAGTCACATTTAAGCTGGTAGAAGTGCAGTCTGTTTCAGAGCGCGAGCAACAGCAGCTAGACGAGCAGGCAACCGAAAGCGCCCAGCCGCAAGCAACAACCAGCAACGACGATGTGCAAAATAAATTCAACGAGGTCGAAGGGCCATGAGCACCCGCCTATCCAACACCCTAACAATTGGCGGCAGTACAGTCACCAACATAGTCAGCAAAACAGTACAGCTAGACATAGCCAGTACAGGTCGCGCAAAATTTGAAGTGGTCGCAGAGCAAGAGCCAAGCGGGTTGGTCGAGCTGCACCTAGGTTACACACTTGATAATATGATCCCGTATTTTCTCGGTGTAATAGAGTCAAAGCACCAAGCCAACGGCCGCTGGTATTTAACCTGCCGTGAATTACTCGGCGCGCTAAGCTTTCCCGCCCCGCTTGCTGTTCGTCATCCAACCATAAAAGCGGTGCTTGATGAACTAGCAAAACTCGGAGTTGAGTTTGCAACCCCTGAAAACGCTGAATATTTAAATAAAATAGCACCCGCGTTTTATCACAGCGGCACAGGTATTGAAGCGCTTAGACAAGTAGCTAAAGTGTGGGGCATTAGCGATTTTATATTTCAGCAGCGCCCTGACGGTAAAATATTTGTAGGCAGTTGGCATGACTCCCGCTGGCCGCTCGCAGCTATCAATGACTTTCCGGAGCACACAATAACCGCTAAAAGCTCAACCGCCGGCGAGCTAATCGCTATCCCAAAATTAAGACCAGGCATACAAATAAACGGCCGCCACATAACCGAAGTAACACTAATCAACGACAGGATGCACATACGATGGTCAAACAAGCCATTAAACGCCTAATACAGCGCTACTTTCCAGAGCTAAGCGAGCGTAAACACCTGCCGCAATTGGCGCGTATTGAAAAAATATATGACCTACCAAGCGGTGGCGCAGCCATTAGCACCGCATTTAGGCCGCTAAAAGCAGCCGACGTACAGCTATTAAACCCGCTAACAGGCGAGCCATTAGCCGTGCCTATCTTTCAGCAAGTAACACTTGGCACAGGCCAAGCGCATGATCATGGCTTACTAAACGAACCAGCACCAGGCATGCATTGTTTAATACAGTATATCGATGGGCTAAACAGTCACCCCGTGATCACCAGCTTATTGCCATGGCAAAGCCTAGTGCCCGAGCACAAACGCACCGACGTAACACTTCAACAAAATAGCCGCAGCAAACTACAAGGCCGCGACGGCAATTGGCACACCACAACCGACGGCGACATAACCCAAACCAGCGACACAAACAAAACAACCGCACGCAAAAGCGAGCAAAGCTACCACGAACGTAGCACTAACATAGCCACGCATGACGTTTTAAAAATAGACGGCAACCAAGTAACCGAAGTAATGGGCGCATTAAAAACCGTAGTCGGTGAAAAAGCCTTAATCGTCGCACTTGAAGGGTTATTACTTGGCAGTAAAAAACAGGTAGATATTGAAGCCAGCGAAAACATGAACCTAACCACACTCAAAACCCTACACGCCAAAGCCACCGAACTGGCAAAAGTAGAAGGCAAAACAGTGTGGCTAGGTAATAATTCAGTAAACGTGGCTCAAGTACTCCTTGATTTAATTACCCTAGTAAAAGACATAAACCAAAGCCTAGAAAACCACGGCCACAAAGACCAAGGCGCAGGCCCACCAATAACCAAAGGCGAATTTACAGGTCATAAATCAACAGCCAGCAGCTTAAAAAGCACACTAGAGCCGATAGTAGAGTAA